GACGGAGTCGATACTACCTCAACCACGTCCGGTATTATCCGGCTATCCTTCACAGGACGCTCGCCTTTAGTAAGCGAGATCGTAGTTGTCTCTTTTGTCGTCCCTTAAAGGACACAATGCCATCGGCTCGAAGCAAATAAGGAGTCTATATGCCTACACAAGATACGTGGCCCAGTATAGCTGGCACATATGCCAGTTCTTATTGGTCACGTACTCGAACGTGGGTAAGAACTCCTAACTTCCGGTCCCTGAAAAAGGATTCACTTCCGGTTAACAACTACACTGATCAACGCACTTTCTACACTCAAGTAGTTCGTGACGAATCTTATGTGGTTAGTCCCGCCGGGGTGAAGACTAATACGGGTGGACCAGGCTATTTATTTACTGGTAATCAGATTGCGGCTACGACTAACTCGTATATTACGAGCAAACCGTATCACCCTGATCCGAGTGCCGTACATAATAGCATGCTTGTTCGCTTGTACGGGAAAGTCTCCGATTCTAAAACCAATCTTGGTGTTATGTACGCGGAGGCGGCGAAAACGTCCGATTTGATCCTTAATACGGCTAACCGTATTGATCGAGCTTATCGAGCGTTACGCCGTGGGCAATTTAAGAGAGTTGCCCGAATTCTGAATCTGTCGCCTAACACGGTTCATAAGACCTGGTTAGAGTACAAGTACGGTTGGACACCGTTATTGTTAGACGTTCAGAATTCTGCTGAGTTTTTCGCTCAGCAGGTCGTGGGTCGCCCAATCCGTTTCACCGAATCTGTTGAATTCACACGTACGCTATCCTTTAGCGATACAACGAATTACGCAGCCTATGGTGGCGGTACCCCCGGGACATATACTCAGGAGTTAAACTCTGAGTTTCATGCCCGAAAGAAGCTCTGGCTGGAAATCACAAACCCAGCCGCTTCTCAGATGCAGCAATTAGGTCTGGCAAACCCTTTGCTCATCGCCTGGGAGCGAGTACCCTTCTCGTTCGTTTTCGACTGGTTTATCCAAGTCGGGAAGTATCTTGAAGGTGTAACAGCTTTTACGGGAGTAACTGTTCGGCGCGCAATGGAGTCTGAGTGGATTATGCATGACTATTCCTACAATCAACCGAGTACTACTCGTGTGGCTGGTGGATGGACATACCATAACGCCGCTTTTAACTTCACTGGTCCTTATAAGTACTATGACCGTAAACCCATGATTGTGGACCCACTTGCCATTTACCCGCCTAAAGGAAAGGGCCTGAGTTCGATACCCAGGATGCTTACCTCTTTGGCGTTGCTAAAAGGCAACTACCGCGGGTCTTCTACCCGCATTTAATCTTCCTTCCTCTTTAGGAGTGTATTTATGGCTGCAGCAGCCGCTCTGACTCTCAAGAACAACGCCGCCGCAAACGTCACATACGATGTCTATGGGGTTAATCCCGATAGCGCCGAATGGGTCGAAAGCGGTGCGTCGTCGATCTTGGGAACGTCTCGTTTTGTCCTTAGCCGGGTTATCCCGGCGGATAAAGCGAATGGCGTGTATCGCACTAGGGGCAAATTGACGCGTCCGGTTATCAACAGCGCGACCGGCCTTCTCGATGGTACCTTGACGGCTACCTTCGAGATCCTGCGTCCCGCCAAACTCACTGTCGCTGAAGTCGATGAATTGGTAGCTCGCTTTAAAGAAGCGGTCTCCCAGGCCATCGTCAAGGCGGCAGCCGAGTCTGGCGCTATCCCCACGTAACTTCAACTGAAAGAGTCTTATGAACAGCCATTCAACCAAGTTGATGACTATCGGTGCCGTGATCCACGATCTGGCACGTATAAGTGACTTTATCTCTTCTAACAAGGAGATATCTGTCGCTGATTACCTTGCTCTCAACAACATCTTTGATGGTGTTGCTGAGGTTCGCAAAGCGATGGACTCGCTTCAGTTAGTCATTACGCTTGAGGAGAGCGAGCAGGGCTTGACTCTTACAGGCTCACGCCTGGAAGGAGATCGAGCGTCAAAGTCCGGTAGGGTAGTACGTCGTCCCGACAGTACGACCTACTGGTTAACAGCAGACCAAGTTACATTTGATGAGATGCTAAATCTCGTTGAACGTACTCGTAAAGCTGTAGGGTCTTTGACATGAGGCATCAGAGAGCGAACAAAAATAAAAACGCTCTCTTCGGTTCCCTGAGTGCAACGCTTAGGGATTTCAGAAGCCCCTCTGGGCTTCTGTTACGTGTTGCCACGGACTTATATGAGTCACTCAACACACCCGTTTCACTTGCTTGTGAGACACTTCTGAGGTACGGGGAATATGAACAGCTTGTTAAAAAGACTGTTGATCCAAGGGATTATAAAAGCGCTATTGAGTTTCGTGACTGCTACCAAGCAGTCTCTTTTCTCAAGAAAACGCCCTTAGTTATTCCTGGGATTGATCCCGAGGCCGCTGCAAAGGAGAAATTCTTTGCATCAGAAGCTCAGTGTCTTGCGACTAACGCTCGATTTAGAAAACTGATGGGGTCCCCTTCTGGGGACGACCCAGAGATGAAAGCTATCCTTTTGGAAGCTGTCTCTGTTATTCAGTCTGTTCTAGGTTCGAGCGTAAACGCACGTGAGTGGCTATATGCCTGTCGATTTGGTCCGGGTGCTTTTAACCACACCATGGCCAAGGGCTTAACCTCCCTTTACGACAAGCTGCAAGTCCGACCTTCTGTGTCTCACGACATGAAAGGTCTAGGGGCTCTGCTCGTGATGAGCCAGCCTCATTGGGCTAGGTCCGTTACTGATAGCGAACATGATGGCTTTTGGCCTATCATTCGCGAATCGGATATGGATCTTGTACCAGGCAATAAAATAGCTTTCGTGCCTAAAACCGCCATCACACACCGTGCTATTGCAGTTGAACCCTTAGTAAACGTCTACGCCCAACTAGGCTTAGGTCGTTTAATGAGGAGGAAGCTGCGCGCGCGCGTGGGACTGGACCTAGATGACCAATCTCCTAATCAGGAGATGGCCAGGAAAGGTTCGATCGATGGTTCTCTTGCTACTCTTGACCTGTCTAGTGCGAGCGACACTGTTGCTCGTGAACTTGTCCGTTTCCTACTTCCACATGAGTGGTTTGAGGTTTTGGACATGACCCGCTGCAAGGTGGGTTACCTAGATGGGACTTGGTTAAGGTATGAGAAGTTCTCCTCTATGGGGAACGGGTTCACATTTGAGTTAGAGACTCTGATTTTTCTGAGTCTTGCGCTCGCATGTGTTCGTCGCCTGCGACTTAGTACTGATGAAGTACGTGTCTATGGTGATGATATCATCGTGCCAGTTGGGGCCTACGCTCTTTTAGTTGAGACTCTAGAGTTCTGTGGCTTTAGTGTAAACTACACTAAGTCATTCGACTCCGGCCTCTTCCGAGAGAGTTGCGGTAAGGACTGGTATGACGGGCTCGATGTTCGTCCTTATTTTAACAAGAGTACCGATAATGAGATTCAACATCTCTTTCGCCTCGCTAATGGTCTGCGCATGCTTGCTCATCGGCGGAACAACCTTATTGGTTGTGACCGTCGATTGTTTAAGCCATGGCATACCGTCGTGCGGGCGATCCCTCGCTCAGTGGCTCTCCACCTTAGGGTCCCAGCTCATGCTGGAGATTCCGACGGAATAAAGAGTAACTGGGACGAGTCCCAGACATCCTCCTTCCTGATTAGCAATTTTCAGGGCTGGGAGGGCGTTTCTGGTGTCAGGTACCAGTCGATACCCCGTGAGGGGTTGAGCCCTAGTAACTACTTAGGGCACTTAGCTTCATCGCTATATCGACTAAAGGACGATTGTACTCCGGAAGTGATTCCACTGAATGGAAGAGACACAACCAAACTAGCTCTGCTAGCGCGGCTAAATCTTGACCGTTCAGCACGACCATCTGCCGTTCCGAGTTCTCCTAGGCTCGGGCGGGATAGTGAGTACAGGCTGACGACAAGAGCCTTTTACGGCCCTTGGACTGACTTCGGAGGGTGGGTAGAGTCCTAACGGGCTCTAGGCAACCCTCTATTACCCGGATGAAATTTCTGGGTGAAGTCTTTCTGGGATAACCCAGTTGGTGG